GGCGCACAAGGTGCACAAGGCGCACAAGGTGTACAAGGCGCACAAGGCGCGCAAGGTGCACAAGGAAACTTTGGTGGAGTCACGTTTGAATATGTCTTCGACACCAACACCGATCAAACAGACCCCGGCACTGGAAAACTAAAGTTCAGCAACGCAGATATCACTCTTGCAACAGAGCTCACAATCGACGATCTTGACGTAAACTCGACAGATATTCAGTCGTATCTGCGCACGATCGACGACTCGACGAGCACAATGAAAGGTCACTTTAGAATCTCTAACAAGAGTGACTCTTCAGACTTTGCAATTTTTACGATCTCATCTATCACAGAAGAATCTGGCTTTTTTGATGTCGCTTGTGCATATGTCTCCGGGTCGGCAAGCGCGTTTAGTAACAGTGAAAGTGTGATCATCACGTTCGCAAGAACAGGTGATGTAGGCGCGCAAGGTGCTCAGGGTGCGACTGGCGCACAGGGTGCCCAAGGTGCAACTGGTCCTCAGGGTCCACAGGGAGATATTGGCGCTCAGGGCGCAACTGGTGCTCAAGGTGCAACGGGTGCTCAGGGTGCAACGGGTCCTCAAGGACCACAGGGTGATGCTGGTGCGAATGGCGCACAGGGCGCACAGGGTCCTCAAGGAGATGTGGGACCTCAGGGTGCTACTGGTTCACAAGGAGCAACGGGAGCGACAGGAGCACAGGGTCCACAGGGGTCCGCTGGTCCACAGGGTGCACAGGGCGATGTTGGTCCGCAAGGTGCTACGGGTGCGCAGGGTGCTACCGGTCCTCAGGGACCGCAAGGCGATACTGGACCTCAGGGGGCGACGGGCGCACAAGGCGCTACGGGCGCTCAGGGGGCGACTGGACCACAAGGCGATGCCGGTCCACAAGGACCACAAGGAGCAACTGGCGCTCAGGGTGCGACTGGCGCACAGGGTTCAACTGGTCCACAAGGCGATGTGGGACCGCAGGGTGCAACTGGTTCACAGGGTCCGCAGGGGGCGCAGGGAGCAACAGGACCACAGGGCGCTACCGGTGCTACGGGTGACGCTGGTCCACAAGGCGCAACTGGCTCTCAGGGTGCCACCGGACCCCAAGGCGCAACTGGCGCGCAGGGAGATACAGGTCCGCAGGGACCTCAAGGGGCAACTGGCGCTCAGGGTGCTCAAGGTGCTACTGGTCCTGTTGCAGGTTCTGCAAACCAGGTTGTATATAAAGACGGTTCTAACGCTGCAGCAGGTAGTGCAAACTTAACATTCAGCGGAACTGCACTTGATCTTCTCGGCACTGCTACGGTTCGTGCTGCAGCAACTCAAGATGGTGTTGCCCTTATGGGACGCTCTGGTGGCACGAGTAGTCATGAAGTAGTTCTAACACCGGCAACACTTAGTGCCGATAGAACCATCACTTTACCTAATGCTTCAGGAACAGTCGCTCTTATCACAGTATCCGACACTGCCCCAACAGCACCAGCCGCAGGAAGCCTATGGTTTAAGTCCGATACCGGCAACCTTCTCGTGTATTATGATTCATACTGGATTGATGCGGCGGCCCCCGCATATAGCACACTAGATGGAGGGACAGCATAATGGCAATTGACTTCCCTAATAGCCCTACTGCAGGTGACCTCTACACCGCTGGTGGTAAGACATGGCAGTGGAATGGTACCTACTGGGCCGCTTATGGAACAGGGCCAGTTCTCCGTACCTCTGATACGCCTCCTGCTTCACCTAACGCTGGTGACCTTTGGTATGAGACCGACACTGGGCGATTCTTTACCTACATTGATAGCGCATGGGTAGAAATTGGTAACGCTACGGATGTTGCTGGTGCGTTGCAACCGGGGCAGGTGACCGCGTTGTCGGCGGTGACGAGCTTGACGACCGACGACGTGTTTCCGGTGGTTGATAATCCGTCGAGTGCGACGGCGGCGAACAAGATTACTTACGGCAATTTGGTGACGGCGATGTCGGCCAGTCTTGCGCCAGGTTTGGTGTTGGTGAAGACACAGGCAATCGGCACAGCCGTCGCATCGGTGGAAGTGACTGGAGCCTTCTCAAGTACATACGACAACTATCGGATTGTCATAACGACGGACAGCGCAAGCACTGATGAATCACTCCTATTGACGCTCGGATCATCAGTTGCTTCGTACTACTACGCTAATTGGCAGATGAACTTCACTGTCGCTTACGGCGAGATCAAGGCTACTAACACTTCATCATGGCGGCTTGGATCAGTTGATGGAGCGAACGGAGCATACGCAATCGTTGACGTAATCAGACCATTTGAGGCGAGACCAACAAATGCTTCTTGGACGAATGTGTACGCCGATACAAATGGAACGGCTTGGATAGGTGGTGGATTCCACAATTCGTCCACCTCATACACGTCGTTCACCGTCAAACCGGGCTCGGGAACAATTACCGGCGGCACGATTCGCGTCTATGGATATAGGAACTCATAATGGAACCCGAACGACCCAACATCCAAATCGATGATCTAGTGCGCCCTATGACAGACGAGGAATACGAAGCGTTGCTCGCGTCAGGTTGGACTCTTGAATCAACCGAGGTAACTGATGGCGATTGACTTCCCCAACTCCCCCACCACCGGCCAAATCTTTACGTCGGGCGACAAGTCGTGGATTTGGGACGGAACCGTCTGGAAAGCCTACGGTGCGTCCCTGTCCCCAACCGTACTGAAAGTGGACTCGACGAACACGCGGGTTGGTATCAACAACCAGTCCCCGGCGTACACGTTGGATGTCAACGGGACGGTCGAGGCCACCCAGTTCATTCAGGGTACGGACTATTTGACTCCGTATACGGGGTTCCGTAATGCGATCATCAACGGCGACTTCCGCATCAACCAGCGAGCATGGTCGTCGTCCACGGCAAGCACCACTTATGGTTATGACCGCTGGAAAGTATTCAATGTCGGTGGCACAGTCACCATGTCAAGCCAGTCCTTTACGGTTGGTTCACCTGCCGCCACAGGTTATGAGTCTCCCAATTTTGTCCGACTTGTGACGGCAAGTCAGTCGGCATCTGGAGATTACGCCGTCCTTCAACAGCCCATTGAGGATGCTAGAACATTCGCCAACAGCACGGTTACGATTTCGTTTTGGGCAAAAGCGGCTAGCGGTACACCCAAAGTTGCTGTTGAACTAGCACAGGTATTTGGAACTGGTGGTAGCCCATCGGCAGATGTCAACACTCTTGGTGGTCAAGTAACGCTTTCTACATCATGGGTTCGCTATTCGGTTACTATGACCGTCCCTAACATCAATGGCAAAACGTTTGGCACGACAGCAAACACCAGTAGCCTAAACTGTAACCTGTGGGTTTCGGCAGGAAGCACCTTCAATGCGCGACTAAATAGCATTGGCATCCAGAACAACACCTTCGACTTCTGGGGTGTTCAGGTTGAGCGTGGGTCGGTGGCAACACCGTTCGAGCAGAGGCCGATCGGCGCAGAGTTGGCGTTGTGCCAGCGGTACTACTTTCGTGAAACAGATACCGCAATCCCTATGTGGCCCGACCAAAATGGCACGGGAAGTACCAATAGGTATTGCAACATACAGTTTCCAGTAAGAATGAGAACAAATACCTACACGGCATCGGGTAATTCTGGTGCTGGTGCGTTGAGTGTGTATTACAAGGCTGTTACTAATTGTTCCTTTTCTCGTACTTCAGGCGGCAATAGTTTTGGAACAGACTTGTGGAACTTTGTCATTGATGGAGAGTTTTGATGTACGGGACATTTACAACAACACGCGGCGAACAATACATAGTGCGTCTAGAAGATGTTGCGTTTATCTCAATGGACGAATCATGCCGCGACTACCGTGCCTATCTAGCATGGCTAGAAGAAGGCAACACCCCCGAAGAATGGCAGGCTGAATAATGGCTCGTAACGCACTCATACAAATACGGCGTGATACCGCCGCTAACTGGACCTCAGTTAACCCAACTCTTGCCGCTGGTGAGATGGGGTTTGAAACAGATACTGGCAAGTTCAAAATCGGCACTGGTTCTACAGCGTGGACCAGCCTTTCTTATGCCACAACAATTCCTTCTAATACCGTGACTAGCGCAATGATTGTTGATGGCACTATTGTTGACGGGGATATTAACGCTTCGGCGGCTATCGCCCCATCTAAAGTTGCAGGCGTTTTCATTACTGGTGACAGTTCTAATAACACTATTACTATTTCAACATCATCACCAACCGGGGGTAACGATGGGGATGTCTGGATGGTTTATTCCTGATGTCTCATCTTACTAAAGTCGCTGGTACTTGGCGAAATTCAAAGCCTTATACGAAAGTTGCTGGTACATGGAAGTTGGCTGACTATGTTTACAACAAGGTTGGCGGAAGGTGGTATACCTCTTTTGTTAAGGGTGGTTTGGTTGATAAGTCTTGGGATGATAGGGACCAGACAGGAGTGTTTGGTACTGGTGCTGGTACTGGTTCTGTTTACGCAATAGCATTTCAGTCTGACGGTAAAATCCTTGTTGGTGGTTATTTCACTTCTTGGAACGGTACGACCGTAGGTAATATTGTTCGTTTAAATGCTGACGGCACTAGAGATACTGCATTTACAACAAACACTGGTACTGGTGCTAATAGTTATATTCTTTCTGTAGCAATTCAGTCTGACGGTAAAATCCTTGTAGGTGGTGAATTTAGTTCTTGGAACGGCACAGCAGTAAATTATATTGTTAGATTAAACTCTGACGGTACTAGAGACACTGCATTTACTACTAACACTGGTACTGGTGCTGATGATTATATTTTTTCTGTAGCAATTCAATCTGACGGCAAAATCCTTGTAGGTGGTTTTTTTGGTGCTTGGAACGGTACGACCGTAGGTCGTATTGTTAGATTAAACTCTGACGGTACTAGAGACACTGCATTTACTACTAACACTGGTACTGGTGCTGATGATTATATTTTTTCTGTAGCAATTCAATCTGACGGTAAAATACTTCTTGGTGGTTATTTCACTTCTTGGAACGGTACGACTGTAAACCGTACTGCTCGTTTGAATTCTGACGGCACTAGAGACACTGCATTTACTACTAACACTGGTACTGGTGCTAATAATGTTATTTATACAATCGCAATTCAATCTGACGGCAAAATCCTTGTAGGTGGTAATTTTAGTGCTTGGAACGGTACGACTGTAGGTCGTATTGTTAGATTAAATTCTGATGGTACTAGAGATACTGCGTTTACTACTAATACTGGTACTGGTGCTGATAGTTCTATTGAAACAATCGCAATTCAGTCTGATGGCAAAATCCTTGTAGGTGGTTATTTCACTTCTTGGAACGGTACAGCAGTAAATTATATTGTTCGCTTGAACTCTGACGGTACTAGAGATACTGCATTTACAACAAACACTGGTACTGGTGCTAATAGTTCTATTGAAACAATCGCAATTCAGTCTGATGGCAAAAGTCTTGTTGGTGGTTTTTTTGGTTCTTGGAATGGTACAGCAGTAGGTCGTATTGTTCGTTTAAATAGTGATGGCACTAGTTATGAAACATTATCTGCTTTTGCTACTAGTACGACCACTTGTGTAGCAATTCAATCTGACGGTAAAATACTTGTAGGTGGTTTTTTTACTGCTTGGAATGGCATAACTGTAGGTCGTTTTGTTCGTTTAAATTCTGATGGCGCTATGGATACTGCGTTTACAACCAATACTGGTACTGGTGCTAATAGTTCTATTCTTTCTGTAGCAATTCAATCTGACGGTAAAATCCTTGTTGGTGGTGCTTTTACTGCTTGGAATGGCATAACTGTAGGTCGTTTTGTTCGTTTAAATTCTGATGGCGCTATGGATACTGCGTTTACAACCAATACTGGTACTGGTGCTAATAGTTCTATTCTTTCTGTAGCAATTCAATCTGACGGTAAAATCCTTGTTGGTGGTAGTTTCACTACTTGGAACGGTACGACTGTAAACCGTATTGTTCGTTTAAATAGTGATGGTACTAGAGATACTGCATTTACTACTAATACTGGTACTGGTGCTAATACTACTATTGAAACAATCGCAATCCAGTCTGACGGAAAAATAATTGTTGGTGGTAGTTTTACTATTTGGAACGGTGCGACTGTAGGTTTTATTGTTCGTTTAAATAGTAATGGGACTAGAGATACTAGTTTTACGACTAATACTGGTACAGGGGCTAATACTACTATTGTAACAATCGCAATCCAGTCTGACGGTAAAATTCTTGTTGGCGGTAATTTTACTGTTTGGAACGGCACGGCCGTAGGTCGTATTGTTCGTTTAAATGCTGACGGTACTAGAGATACTGCATTTACAACAAACACTGGTACTGGTGCTAGTGGTGGTGTTGTATCAATAGCAATTCAGTCTGACGGTAAAATTCTTGTTGGCGGTAATTTTGGTGCTTGGAACGGTACGACTGTAACCCGTATTGTTCGTTTAAATAGTGATGGTACTAGAGATACTGCATTTACTACTAATGCTGGCAATGGTGCTAATAATACTGTTCGTTCAGTCACTATTCAATCTGACCGCAAAATACTTCTTGCGGGTACTTTTACTAGTTTTAATGCTCTTAATCAATTCAGAAGATTTTTTGTTCGTATAGGAGGAGAAGACGCATCATGAACGATTACACACCAATAACAAAAGAACAGTTTTTAGAACAAAATCCGTTTGGAAGCATCTCAAAGCAAAACCCTGATGGTTCAATTACTGTCTTAACGCAACAGGAGTACGATGACTGGGTAGAGTTTTCCAGAGGAATCTGGGATGACGCATCTATAACAGAAGAAGAAAATGAATAATTACCCCCAACAACAGGAGAAGAATAATGTCCAATGTACAACTAGATGTCAACAAGATTGTTGAATCGCTCGTAAATCAGATTTCCCAGAAGGCCACACGTTGCTTTCCTGCGACGAACACCCGCAAGCATCATTTGGCTGGACGCTTGACGGGGAAACTTGGATTGCGCCGAGCCCTAATCCCGCCGAACTATGGCAACCAGAGTCCACCGCTCCTACGGAGTCTTGATGATCTCAATCATTACCCCGACCTATAACACCGACAAGTCAATCCTCGCCAGAACGTGGGCATCACTCAAGGCTCAGACGCTCACAGATTGGGAATGGGTTGTATGGGACGATTCCACCAATACCGAGACGTGGCGCCAGTTGTACGGTTTCTGTTCCGACGAGCGCTACAAGATCGCAATGTACAGATCGCACGTTCACTCCGGCTCGATTGGAGAAATCAAGCGCAACGCATTTATGGTTGCTAAGGGCGACATTCTTGTTGAACTAGATCATGATGACGAACTGACGCCGGACTGTCTTGCCGAGATCGCTAGCGCGTTTGAGGATCCAGAGGTTGGATTTGTCTACTCGGACTGGTGTGAAATTCTTGCCGATGGCCAGTCCGGTCGCTACCCAGAAGGTTGGGGTTTTGGCTATGGGTCAGACTATTGGTCTGACGAGTACGGAGTGTGGGTAATGTCAGCGCCAGAAGTTAACGCGGTCACGATGAAGCACATCGTGTCAGCACCAAACCACGTACGCGCGTGGCGAGCCGACGTCTATAGAAAACTTAACGGACACAACCCTGCGTACGTTGTTGCCGACGACTACGAACTTGTTGTAAGAACGTTCCTTGAGACAAAATTTGCTCACATCAATAGGCTTCTGTATAAGCAGCACGTCGGGCCGTCAACGGCGCAACGGCAAAGAAACGCGCTAATCCAAGACCTAGTAGCCGCTATTTCGTCACAATACAGTGATATGATAGACAGCAGATTTGAAGAACTAAACAAACAGACGGAGACTGAGTAATGTCAGACAACCTAGAACTTGATATCGACAAGATCGTTCTAAGCCTCACAAACCAGATAGCACAGCAGGCACAGAAGATCGCTATTCTTGAAGCTACAGTTGACGCGCTAAACAAGGCGCTTCAAAACAAAGAAGAAAACTAGTCTTTCTTCTTTTTCTTCTCGTTTTCAGATTTCTTACGAGAAGCATGATACGCGGTAACTGCGTTAGCACTAGTGCGACTTCTCCACGTAAACTCGCACTCCGAGCACTGCACAAGTTTCATTGTCGTCCATCGGCCGCCTTCAGGCGATGGCGCAACAATCACCGACAACTTGACTGGTCGAGCACCGCAGTACGGGCAGTTGGGAAACCGAGTGCGTCTGATCTCTTTGCCTTCGTGAGACAGCGACAGGGTGCGTCTAATTTCTGCCTCGTCTTTTCCACCCCAGACTCCCCAGATCTCTTTGTTCTCGAGAGCGTACTTTAGGCATTCCTTACGAACGTCACATTGGAAGCACAGATTTCTAGCATCATATTTTTCTCTTGGTACCGCAGAGAAAAAGTACGACGACATGTGCTTGTTGCTACGTTTACCGCATTCAGCTTCGTCCATCCACTCGAAGTCGCCTACACCTTTTGGCATTGAATCTCCACCCAGGTCACCTCGAGAACTTCGTCAACGTCATCTCCGTCGCGTGTCTCGCCGTCCTGGGCGCAGATTGTCATGTCGGTGTCACCGTCTACACAGCCGGCGTAGCCGAGCATAGCGATAGCGCCGTCTAAAAGTTTGTATCCTTCACCAAGAGAAACGGCAATCCCGTCTCTCTGAAGCGCAGATGCAAGAGCTCTTTTTACTACGTCGTTCTCGAGATCAACGTGCCCAACGGTGTAAAACGTTGTTAGATCTCTGTCAAAAGAGTCATAGTCTTCCCCAGACCATTCGACCCAGAGAGATTCACCAATTCTAGAATCTTTCATAGTAGAAAGATTGTATCTTGTCACGCGACGTAAGCGCGGTAATCTTGGCAGGATTATCTATGTTAGCGGACGAGACGCTGAATTAGAGGCCTTCTACAGGGTTCAAGCCACTACTACGTAGCCGTCTTGGTGCGGCCACAGGTACTCGTACCCCGGAGGGCATGTTCCAGTGTCTTCTGGCCACTTGAACTGCGAATACCATTCGTAGTTCTTGTTCAGTAGCGCGACACGGTGAGTTGAGCACAGGTTCTCAAAGTACGTACGGTCATGCATCCACAACGGCAACGTAATGTCACTAGATATTCTACCAAGTGACACAGCGGTGTCGTAGGTACGTAGTGTCTTCTCGAGGAGCGTAGACTTGTACCCACGAGACCGCCACTCAAAGTACGTAGCCGTGATGTAGGAGACAAGTAGCGTCTCATGCCCTCGCCACATCTTGACTACAGGGTGACTTGACCAGCCTTTTGGCGCACGGTCGTTGCCGTCGGGGTCAAGCCCGCACATATTGAGAAGACATTGCCACGCCTCAAGGGTCTGCTTGTGCAGGCGCTTGTTGTCAAGCACCGCGGCCGTTTCTTCAAACGAATTTGTAGATACAAGAAAAGATTGCATGAGTCACTCCGTCACTGTTTAGAACAATGATTATATCAGGACGGCGGAAAATCTTGTGACACACGCTTTTTATGTTATTCTTGGTAGAAGTTCTTCTTCACGAAGTTGCGGCTAAAGCCCTTGTCAGTGTCCAAAAGCCATTCGCGTTCGCCGATCAACTCACCCTGCGGGCCGTTTGGTTGACCTTCTAAAGCCGCCGCCGTTGCTTGACCGATCCATGTCGCCGCCTGGACGGCCACTGCCTTGCCCCACGTGGCCCCAAGAGCCGAGTAGTTGTTGACACTGACAAATTCCCAATTGTCGGGCAGACCTTGAATTCTAGCGGCTTCTCTGTGCGTGATACGGCGCGGCTGTGTCGGGTGCACGATGTGATCAAGAGCACTGCCTGTCATAACGTGACAGAACGAGTTCGCGTCCCAACGAGCCGGAAGCGAGAAACCCATGTAGAAGTCGTTTAGACGAATCTTCTCTTCCTTGGTGGCCCATGACTGCGGGAACGTGTTGTTGTTCTTCTCGACAGCCTCTTTAAGAGCAACGTTCAGCGCGGCCATAGGCTTCCAACCTTCGTTACCGAGAATGTCGAAGATCTCTTGGATTCTCTGCGACTCGAGGTTTGTTCTATTCATGTGGCCGTCGACGTAGCCGTCTTCATTTCTTAGATCAGCAACAAACTTCGACGGTTCAGCGTTGTACTTCTGTCTGTTCCACGTGATTTCAAGGTTCTCGAGATCTCCGATGACGTCGATCATCTTTGGCATTTCCTTCGGCATTTCAGCGTGCGCGCCGAAAGGCATACCGCTTTCGACAGCCACCCAGAAGTAGCGCATGCGGTACGAGAATCCACCGACCATTAGATTGTTGTGCTTAACGTGATACAGGTCGTATTTCTTACCGGAGAGCTCTTCGAGCATGTCGCGGTATTGATTCATCACGGCTCGGCCTTGCGTATACGCCTGCTGCACGCACTCAAACACGACCATCTTTGGTTTGATCCGGGCAGCGTACTTCATGAACGCACGCGTGTGCTCGTGGGCCTTAGCGTCGGGGCCACGGTTCGCTGGGCCAGACCACAGCGACCAACCAGAGCATGGCGGGCAACCAAGAACAACGTCAGCGCTCGTGTCAGGCCAATCGTTTGGGTCTTCAGAGAAGAACGACGTCCATTGTTCGCCAAGGTGTTTTCTATTCACCTCGGCAACCGGGTTACCAAAGTTAAGAGTGCCCGTTCGGACCGTCATATCGAGTCCGGATCTCACGAACCCGAGGCTCATAAAGCCAGCAAGACCGTTGCAGTCAATGAAGGTGGGATTGCTCATTGTTGTTCCTCGTTGTTGTCCAATGCGATGATAAACACTAACACGTATTACTTACTGACCTGACCTTTTAGACCGACTTCGTAGCCGCATGCGGCGTACCCTGCAATGTCGGTCCATGTGTCTGGTTGAAACCCTGAGTTGGAAGCATAGCGAGCGATCTTTACAGCAACCATCGCCATGGCAACGTCCTCGTTAGTGAATTCTCTACCAAAGAGTACGCCCCAGATCTTGGCTATTCTTCCAAAGTTATCTTCAGGTCCGCCGTATTGAGTGTCTCGTTGCCCAGAAATGATCTTCGCCGCTGTTTCAAGCATCTCCTGCCGAGGACTTTTTTCGTTTTTCATGCCTTAGCTCTCGCGATCAACGTAGCAAGATAGAACTCCGAGTCCGGGTCATCACCAGGCTGAGAAATGTGTATCTCTGAGTCAAACGGAATGACAGCCGACGGGTCTTGAATGAACTCCGACCACTTACTTGTAAGTGACTCATGAATCTCTTCAAAGGTTCTACCGGTGCACTTCATCTCAATGTTAAGTCTCATGTCTACTCCTCGTACTCGCTGAGATCTTCGAACTCTGCCTTTATCCCGTAACCGACGCGTTGATACAAAAGACCACCGTCTACAAAAATGCCGGTATCTGAGTCGTCAGGGCAGACACATCTAACAAAATCGTGCCTATGCACAGACTCAATTACCTTGCCGCACGTTAAACACTTAAGAGCGTTACGAACTAGCTTCGCCATTTAGAAGTTTCTCCCTGTCTACAACTTCAAATCCCGGTGGCGCAATAGCTGGACTCAGCGTTCTATACCAGCCTCGCTTCACCATCAACACTCCAGGTTCACCAGATATTTCGCACGTAGACCAGGCCACCTGCTCGTATCGAGCTACTACATCGTTCATCACGCGCCAGTGCTCCGTCTTAGTGTTGAAGTAGTATCTAAGGCCGCCAAACTTTTCCTTGATCTGCTGTATCGTGTAATCTGGGTCGATCTTCGACAGCTCTACGTCGATCGCGGCGATAATAGCGTGCCACCCCGGCTCACAGTCAATTCTTCTTGACCAGTCCGGTTCAAATCTTTCAAGAACTGCTGAAAGATCTACGGTGCTCATGCTATATCGCCGCTATCTTCTTCTCTAGTTTGTACGCTGGGTGTCTAGCAGAGTGTATGTGCGGCGTCTTATAGTCTATCGTGGTCACGTAGATATCGCCGTCCTTGATATCTACAACCTTAACAAGTCGGCCGTTATGAAGTCTGCCAGCATCGGTTTTGTATGCGTCTTTTTTCACTCTTAAGACGTCGTCAACGTTCACGTCGAGAGCCGACGCATCTTCCCATAGATCATTCATGAACCACCGCCAGTGCTCCGTTGAGGGCAAGACGACTCGAGACACGCGTCCACGTCGTAGTCGTCAAGAGCTCTGAAGCACGCGGTGCACTTGACACCACTGTCAAGAACTCGATAGCCGTTCTTTTGTCTATCAGCATTCTTCTGCATCTTAGCAAGATACTCGCGATCAAGCTCATCGTCCGTGGCCCCTGCGGCGCACAGGATGTTCGCTACAAAGTGCAGAACATCAACGCATTCCTTGAGGATCTCGTGACGGTCGGCATACGGGTCGTCGTGCTGCCACGGCTTCCATGAGATAGCCTTACGCACCTCGGCAAGCTCGTCGTCGATGGCAAGCATATTCCATCGGATGTACTCGATGAGGGTTCTTAGGTCGTCATGCTCGTCGCTATGGAACGACGCGTAGTCGACGTTGTACACATCCGTCTGTAGTTGACGTGTCTTTTCCAGCCATTTACCAAATAGCACGTTGTCTGCCATGACCTAATCCATTCTTCAGTGTCTGTAGTGCGTCTTGCCTGCTGGCAAGAGCGGCGATGTATCTTTTGCGTTGGTCTACGGAAAGTTCGTAGATGTCAACGTAATCCATTTCCTCTACGTTTGCCGGCAGTAACGACCACGAATCTCCAAGAATGGACGTAATTTTCCAGTCACTTACCACCGGCGTGTCGTTGTTTAGAGCTTGCGACATTCTGTAGCTCCACCACAGCGTCCCGTCGTCTTGCGGACTGACGATCGCGCCTGATGAGCGTACTATTAGTTTTTCTACGTCTGAGTCTGTCGACAGTCTGTTGCTTTTCATCTCAACGACCTCGTGGCCAAGGGTATTTTTAAGTGACCTAAACCATTTTGCCTTTGAGTTGTCGACGGTCCAATACCCACCACGCGCCTTAGGCACCGTGTTCAACTCGGTGTTAAGAAGAAATGAGTCGATCTGAACACCTTGGACTACGTCACGCGTCGCGCCGAATAATTGGCTTTCAACGTTTTCATTAGAGGTGAACGGCGTCGACGGGTACAGCGTTGTGTAGACCCAACCTGTCGCCAGCGCCTGTGCGCCTGCGATCACCGATGCCATGATCTTACGGTTGCCTGCAACGTCGGCATATTGTTTTCTAGCCGCGTAGAAAGGCTTGACGATGTCTTCGGGCTTTCTATCTATAGCACGAAGGCTTGCCGCGATCTTCGCCGGTTCCGGCGCGTCAACAAATAGTGCAAGACTGCCGTCGTCCTTCAACAGGTTGATCATGTGAAGAACGCCGTACGCCTTGTTTGCAGTAAGACTTAGCATCGGAGCGACGCCAAGTAGAACGTGGTCGTACTGATCTAGGTCACTTTTCTTCAGTAGAACGCTCGGTTCTATGAAGTGAACAGCGACACCGCTGTCCTTTAGTTCGGACGCGACAACGCCTATGAAGCTTGCCTTGCTATGGAATGATCGGTACGACGACTGCGACGCGGTCATACCTGAGATAGCGATTGACTTCATCACCTGCTACCGTCTGGGTTTATCCTCAGTCCCTTGTCTTCATTCAACGCACGGTGCACGATCCTATTGCAGTGTTCAACAAACGAATCATACGTGGGCATGTGAGCACGCAAGGCATCGGATTGCGCGTTAGCAGCGCCGGCAAGATCGTCGTCGGACATCGACTCAACCTGCTTGATCGTCAACGAGTACGGTGCGCCAAGCGGCTTGCCTTCACCCTTGTCGGTGACAAGAATTGACTTTACACGAGCGGCGTACATGAACCGGCTTCTCCACCAACCGCAGCCAGCGTGCGGGTACGGCGGAGAAAGAATGCCCCAATGTTCGTTGTAGAACGAAAGCACGTCTTCCTCTGTGTCAAAACGCTGTCCGCCAAACTTTCTGATGAGTTTGCGGCTACCGACGATCTCTACAGGCCATTCAGGGTTTTTCTTTTCGAGCCACGTGTCGTGCGGGACGAGGGCCCCAAGAACCCACGCCTTCTTCTTTTCAGACGGCGGCATCGGAATAGCTGACGACAGAATATTGAAGATCGTTGAGCTCGGGTCTAGCGCTTCGATCCCTGCCATTTCAGCAGGCATTCTCTTTCGCACTAGTGACCTGTCGCCGAATGAATACATCGGGCACACTGGTACAAGCCCGTGTGACCAGCGCTCACCGAGAAGAGCCTGGGCGGTTTGTACCAATTGGCCTTCGTGCGCCTTGATGTTATCGTCATTGTCGTTGAAGAAGTATCTACCGACAGCACACTTCTTTGCGGCGTCGGGATTAGCAGCAACGATTCTTTCTAGTGCAGCGTCGGCTTCTGCCTTTGAGAAGTAAGTGGCGTCTTCAGAACCTCGCAGCGCCGAACCAGACAAGAGATACTTGTACAGAATCTCTGGGTGACGGACTAGCGAGCGGCACGCGTTGAACACGGCTGAAAACTGCCAGTCGTCAAAGAAACCAACAGCCGGGATACCAGAGCTAAGAGCGTACAGCGCGCCCATAGCGCCCTGTCGGCCGTTAAGAGAGTTTAGTGGGCCGAGGTTTACCCAGATCACGTCATATGACGATAGATCTTCACCTGGCGTGACGCGTCGCCAATCAACCTGATGGCCAACGCTTTCGAGAGCTTCGACGATCGACGCTGGCACGTCGATCTTTTTGATTGTTCTATGCTCTGTGTTGATCTGAAGAGCAGTGAACCCTGTCATTAAAATCTTCATTGATTCATCCTTTGTGTGATGCTCAAGTGGCCGCCCACGACACCTTCGTATCGCGGGCGACCACTAGAGAACAGCGGCTCGTCAGAACGGAGCGGCCGGCGGTGTCTGTGTCTGAACCTCGGCGGCGACGGGAGCCGGGGCGGCTTCCGGAGCAGGAGCCGGAGCGGGCGCTGCAACTGGTGCAGGCGCCGGGGCAGGTGCCGGAGCGGGCGCGGGGGCCGGTGCCGGAGCTGCAGCCATCGGCGGAACAGGAGCGGACGCTGTCGGGATCGAGTAGTACGTCTTGATCTCGTTCTTCTTCTGTCCCTGCCAGGTGCGGCTACCAACCTGCGCGCGGAAGCTACGACCCTTGAGGGTCTGCTCGATCTGTGCGTTGGTCGGATTGGTCGCGAAGTAGTCCTTGCCGAGACCGAGCGCGTTCATCTTACGGAAGAAGATTCCGAGCGCGTTCGGGTTGTCGGTCGAGACCACCAGGTTGTCCCACACGAGACGCTTTGCGTGCGCCCCTGTCGTGACCTGCGCCTTGACGGCGAACATCGTCTTGCCGGTCTGAGTGGCCTTAGCCTGTGCCTCGACGATCACGAGGTCGTAGTCGCCGTCGGGCAGCGGGTCGTACCCACCGACGTCACCTGCCTCCTTGACGAGGTCACCCCAATTAAGTGTGCTCATTGTGTTTACCTATGTCTTTCTGTGTTGGTTACTTTGCTTGCTGATCCGGACGAGGTCCGAAAACGATATCGAGCATTCGTTCGACGCTGAGGTCGCCTTGCTCGACGATCTTACCGAGGCGGCCTTGAACGCGCTCGCCGGCCTCGTACTGGTTGGTGCGCTCGACGTACATACGGCGAGCTTTGTAGGGTCCTTGTGTCGGGTCCGGATTGTTGAACTCTTCGACGTTGATAGCGCCGAGGATGTCGTAGAAATACGGAGCCTGAATTGCAAGTTGACCCTGAAGGTACGGACGGTAACGCCCGTCCTGACCTTGACGCGCCATAGCTGTCAGCACGACGGCTTCCAGCGGATTGGTGGCGTGCATTGTCAGGTCGCGAAGATCGCGAAGCAACGCGCCCATGTGGCGAAGAAGTTCGCCCCACTGTTGCATCTGCATCTGATTTGTTCCCGCGATGTTGTCCATGCACTTGACCTGCAACTCAGAAACCGAGTCGATGATCAATGATTTGAACTGATGGCGTCCGATCTGAAGCCACTGGTACGCCTTGAGAACCGTATCGTACTCGGTGACGTTGACAACGCAGGTGTCCCACGTTCCGTCAGCCGCAGGCGGCTCCTCGCGCAACGGGTCCCAGTACTTGACGTTGATAGGTAGGAACCTGTGCCCACCTTCAACGTCAAGCATTAGACGCGGGTATGGTGCGGTGACTGCAAACGTCGACTTTCCGACCTTTGATTCACCATACACCATGAGGGTAAGCGATCGCTGTACTCCACTCATGGTCATTCACTTCCTTTCATCTCTGTTGATTCGTAATACTTATACGGATCGCCTTGCGTATACAGCTCAGCGATCGCGTGCTCTGCAGCGCTACCGTCGTCAAACAACGGGCACACTGCAAAGAACTGGCACTTCCATTTGCAATCACGGCTTGGCCGAGGGTATGCAACAAAGTGATGATCTTGTCCTTCGTCCAATGCGTCTCGCACCGCGAGCATGTCGCCTACGGTACCATGAATTCTGTTCCAAAACGCTCTCAACGCAAAGGTGTTGTGTCGAACCTCGATCTGATCGTAGAACGGCGGCTTTGCGTTGGCGGTGCGCTTGACCTTTTTCAGCATCGTAAAGATGCCACCTTCACTGCGCTCGCCTTCCTTGTTCTGCGCCGCCTCAAGAAGCATGTATGTCAAGATCTGCTCGTTCATGTGCGCTAGTGCAGCGAACTCGGTGAATGATCCGCCAACAGTCTTGAAGTCGCGGAACATGCGAACACCATCTGCCTTACGGCGAACACGCATGTCAAGTTTACCTTGAAGTTCTACCCTGCCTTCAAACATAGGCATGGTGATGATTTCTTCTGTCGAGATCATCTCAAGATCAGCGTCGATACCGTTTTCGTTGACCCAGTCAAGGTAACCCTCGAGCATGATTCTGCCGAGTTCGGCTTCTGTCTCGAGTTCCATGGTGTCACGGAAGCTTTCCATGAGCGCCTTCTTGTCGAGCTGTACGAAGTGAGCGTACGCCTCGAGCAATGGAGTACCAGTCGAGTAGTACATGTCAAGCGCAGAGTGAACTCGCGAACCGAGCGCAAGAGCGCCGGTGAAGTTTTGCGTCTGCGGCTGAAGTCTGCGGTAGTAGTTTAGCCACCACTTTCTTCTGCAGTCTTTGAATGTCTGAATCTCTGAGTTGGAGATTCTCAGTGGCTCGCGGCGGAGCTCAACCGGAGTTTCGTTGATTGTCACAGTGATCCTGTCTTGTCGTCTCTCAACATCTTGAGAAGTTGGTCTTTGTCTCGTACGATTTGCTCGAAGTTGTCGGCCTTGGTATCTAGAACCTGAATAACGCGCTCCTCGATCGTCCCGTCAGTGACGTAGTCGGTGATCACGATGGAGTCGTGGATCTCGCTACCGATTCTGTGCACGCGGTCAAGAGCCTGTTTGTAATCGACAAGTGACCACGGACGCTGAAGCATGATGAGTCTGCGAGCCGCTGTCAATGTAACGCCGACACCTCCGGCTTGCGCCGTGAAAAGAATCCACTTGATTCTTCCATTCTGAAAATCATCGATAGCCTTTTGGCGCTCTTCTTCTGTTTGTGCACCAGTGATTAGTCCGTGCGGGATCTTTGCTTTCTCAAGGCGGGCGCTGAGAAGTTCGATGAGCTGACGTGATACGGCGCAGACGGCAACCGAGTCATCTCCAAAGTCGCCAGCGTCGATGTCGTCCATCAACGCGTCAACCTTGCACGATGGCTCTGACAGTTTGACGGCGATCTCGCCCGTAAACTCGTCTACGTCAACCATAGCGTATGAACTGGCAAACTGTAGCAGACGCGTCGCCTGCGTAAGAGGGCTTGGAGCAGTTAGCGCCTCGCCACCTTCCAACTGCGCGATCATGACGTCACGCATTTGCTCGTACGCCTTTTTCTGCTTTGTAGACATTTCTACGTCGCGACGTTCCTTGATCACTGGCGGCAACCACGGTAGCACCTTTGCCTTAAGCATTCTGCGCATCCGTGGGTTGATAGCCGCGTAGAACTCATCGTGCATATGCGGCTTGACGCCTAGCACCATCATTCCACCAAACGCGTTCAACATAGTGTCAACCATGCGATCGATCCAGCGCGTCTTGCTAGGCCATTCATTTGGCGACAGCCAATGCAGAATCGGCCATAGGTCTAGAACGTTGTTAGCGATCGGTGTTCCTGTCAGCGCAAAGCGAATGTCAGCTTTTCCTGTGGCCGCCCACAGCGCGCGTGTCTGCTTGCTCTTCGGTTCCTTTGAACGGTGAATCTCATCGGCGACAACGGCCTTGAAGTCGATCTTGTTTAGTTCACGCACGTGAACCTCACAGCGATTTTCCGAGACCTTTTCATCGTGGCCGCCGCATTCAACACAGCGCGCCAACGCAACGGACCCGTAACTAGCAAGACGTGAGTGCGTGCGCAACGACTCCCAGTTGATGACGTATACATCAACGTTTTCTTCGGCAAATTGTTTACGTCGCTGTGTCGCTGATCCGCTGATGACCTGGACGTTTACACCAGGCCACCACATTCCAAACTCGCGTCTCCAGTTCTTCTTGAGCGTGTTAGGGCACACGATGAGCGCTGGGAATACGTCTTCGCCTCTGTCTTTTAGTTCCTTCAACGCGCGAATTGTTTGCGCTGTCTTACCAAGGCCTGGCTCGTCGGCAAGCAATGCGCGACGGGCAGCGGCAAGAAACTTTACTCCAGCGCGCTGGTGAGGGAACAACGCCTCGTCGCCGTCTGCTGTCTCAAGTTCGCGCAGTTCGTTGCAGGGCGTCACTCGTGTGTTGAGTTCGGTTGTAGCCCACTCGGCAAGTCTTGGTCCGATGCGCAGCTCAGTCTTGAAGACCGATCGCAGTGCAAGGCATGTTGACCAGCCGAGCGGCGCCCGCCACGCCTTGTCGGCTGCAGACCAGGTCGCACCCGGGATCCCCTTGCATAATTCTTTGTATCGCCATTCGGTCTCGATACGGATGTGTTCACCCGAATCATTAAGCTCTACATCAACTGGCACTCAACACCTCTTGTCGTTCGTTATCTGTCACTGTATCACATACTAAGCGGAAATGTCTTCACGCATGCAATTTTTTCTTAGTATGTTCACTCAAGGAGCCGCAATGGCGCCCAACCGATCTTCACTAGACGCAGAAGACCGTGGCGTATCGCGTCCAGCGCGTGACCTTCTCCACCACGATGCCAAAGGTCGAGTTTCTTCAGTGCGCTGTTGTCAAACATCTTCTTAGCGTCAGACGGTGACTGAAACAGCAAAGTACCAGGGTCAATGTCGTTGCTGAGCATCAGATACTTTAAGATGCCGATCTGCTCGAGGCTAAACGGCGCCTGAGAATTTTTTACCGTCTGAGCGTTAATTGTGAACCTCTCACAGACGATATCTAACTGTGCGCCAGCCAGTTTGGCTGTGCTAATGGCCCCAAGAATCGGAGTATGGTATTCTTCCATAAGAAACTCGCCGGAGGCCAAGAGGCGCGGTTCTAGGCCGCTCTCATAGGAAATCAAAGCGACGCCGCTCTTCTTTCCAGGGTCAACAGCCAAAATAAACCTCATGTCCACACCACCCTTGCCACCTTCGACCTTAACAGTATACTTTCGCACTTCTTACACGGCTTCGACGGAGCCGGAGACCCATCTGCGGCTATTCTGGCAATATAGACGTTCGACCCGACCGCAAGAGAACCTGCGGCGGTGATAGCAGCAAATTCGGCATGAACATGAGATGTTCGCCACGCCGTCGCTGGGTCACCGATCTTCTTATTCGTCGACGTCGAAACGATCCGCCCGTCACGAACAACCACACAACCGTGCTTATGTCTGCACTTGCTCTTCGAGGCGACCCCTAGAGCCATTTCAAGGTATCGGTTCATCAGTACTTGTCACCCCATGTCTCAAGCGGGCCATCAACGTCAGCGGTAAGCGGCACTGCCCAACCGTCGGTTGTTGTCATACACTGTCTAACAAGTTGCTTGATCTCCTCAGCATCTTCTCGAGGGGCCTGCAGCACGATCTCGTCGTGCACCGGGACGATCAACATTTCTGTCAGATCTGCTTGGTCGAGCTTTACAAGATTCGACTTAAAAACCTCTGCAGCTCCACCTTGAATGAGATAGTTGACAAGCGTGTAGACTCTTCCTTCGTCGCACGGCAATCTGCGACCAGTCCACGTGTAGACGTAGCCTTGGCCTTCCGACTTGAGTCTTCGCATCCCGATGTCTTCTATCTGTCTCTGGAAGTATGACATTCCCGGGAATCTGTTGTCGAACGCGTCAGATGTTTGCTTCATTTGAATCTCAGCAACGCCGGCTGTCAACGCTTGCTTAGCAACGCCAGCGCCGTACAGGCGACCGTAGATCATGCTCTTGATCAGACCACGACGCTTGTCTGATTTCTGCATCCCCGGATCGTTGTAGACCTCACGACCAATCTCGGTGAACGGGTCGGACCCTGTCGCATCGGCAAGATGAAACAGATTGATGAGGTTGGTGTCATTCGACAGACTCGCAAACATACGGAACTCGACCTGGTCAAGGTCGCTCGTGATAATCACATGATCATCGTCCTTAGGGATGAAGGCGCGGCGCACAACATCGTCGCCCTTAGGCAACGTTTGTAGCGCCGGGTTTGTGATCGACATACGAGAAGTACGAGCACCGAGAGTTTTCACCGATGGGTGAACGATGCCGTCAATAGACTCTGTAAGAAAATTAGAGAAGTACGTGCCAGCAAGTTTGTCAGCTTTGCGCTGTTTAAGAACGGTGTCAGCAAGAGTAGACACTTCAGCATTTCCGTCACGAGCAAGGATCTTCAACTGGTCCTTAGTGCATGACTTCTGACCTGTAGGCGTGAACTCGGTGATCTCTGCGCCAAGTGACTCAAACAGGCGGACCAACTGAACGTTGCTCGTAATAGACACTCCGCCATACGTGTCCTTCGCCCACTTCTTGACAGATTCAGTGTACGCTGTAAGTTCATCGTACTTTCTCTGTGAGTAGTCAAGATCAACTCGTGCACCGTTGATTTCCATGCGCGTCACGATCTTGCGTGTCGCCATCTCAAGCTCGTACGCGCGCTGATACGGACCGTCAGGCCCGCACTGCTTATAGAACATCTCCCACAGACGAGTTGTCAAAACGCAGTCAAGAGCGCCGTACGACCAGTATGGCGTAAAGTTAGTGGGAACCGTCCCCCACGTCCACCCGTTCTTAACTAGTTCAGTGTCGAGTGTCTCTTGTAGAGCAACTGCGCGACTGTCGATGTGAAGAGCGGCAAGACGCTTTAGAGCGCCAGACCCAAGCGGGTCAACAACGTGTGCCATAATCATCGTGTCGTGTGCACGATGCCACGGAATATCCCATCGGGACTGAACATCAAACCAGCGCGCCTCGAACGCGATGTTATGGCAGATCAACGGACCGTCAAACTTGTCCATTGCCTCGTAGAAAACGCCCGACCACTCGTCCCACGGGATCGACCAGCCCTGCTCACCATCACCAACCTGCACGAGACGAAGACGGCCGTGCCACGGCGACAGTGCGTGATCTCTTGGGTTTCCGGGCAGCTCACCGGTTTCAGTGTCTACCGAGATAGCGTTGTACGGTCTTCTCTGCCCAAGCCAGTGCAGAAAATCCTGTGCCTTCTGCACGTTGTCAACAAGGTGCAGTTGCACATTTGAAAGGTCGTTGTCACTCAACGTCGTCGTCCTTAACTACTGTTAGTTCGATCTTACACTTCTTTAGATACTCAAACACGTCGTACGGTCTACGATGTAGATCGGCAGAACGCAGTCTGCATACGACGCGCGCAAGACCAGAGTTTGTTATCAACTTAGCGCACTGCATGCACGGAGCGCTCGTCACGTAGAGTGTCCCACCGGCGACACTCGAGCGGTCTACATATAGCAACGCGTTTGCCTCAGCGTGAATCGCTGGGCAAGCATCATACATATTGTCTAGCGGGGCTTCACCTCTTGCTCGAGGGCACCACAGACTGCACGTACCTTGTTCAGGCCAATCAGCCGCAGGGCCGTTGTAACCTGTTGCGCAGATTCTTTGCTCGCTAGAAACAATCACGGCGCCTAACTGCGCGCGCGAGCATCGAGATCTAAGCCCAATAGTTTCGGCTACTGCAAGCCATGTCTCATCCCAAGAAGGTCTTGTATCGTCCATCAATCTTCGTCATCTTCGTCGTCTTCTATCGAGGCTTCTGCAATGCCTGTGATTAGCATCTTGGCGATAAGCTCAAGACCGTCCCGTCTGGAGAATCCGGCTTCACGCAAGGTGAGGTACATTTCGTGCATACTCACCGCGGCTTCCTTCATCGGTGAAGAGTATTCGTCATCCCAATCGCCACTCATCACGCCTCTTTTCTTTTGTTCTTTTCGATCGCTGTGATCATGGCACTAGCATACCACCGCTCCTGCGAAGAAAGAGAGTCCAACAAACTGTGATCTTTTACAGAGTTCAGGATCGCTATTGCCGAGTCTTTGACTTCATCCCACGTATCACCGTAGATAGGCGGCACTGCTTCAACCTTGTCGGTTTTCTTAAGGTTGTTCGCGGCCGCGTAGTTTGACTCGTAAATGTGCAAAGACCCAACATGATGAGCGTATGCGCCAGGCTCAACGCCAAGCACGCTACACATCGCGAGTTGAACCCTCGTAAACTGGAAGAAGTCATACGCTGCTCCTAGCCACACGTCGTTCGATCGCATGTACACGCTCATGTTTAGTTTGTTGTCTCTGATTCTAAACTGATGGAGGACAGTGCACGGGTAGTCTCTCTTACCTTCTTGGTTGTCGTACTCTGGGTTCCAGATGGTGACAACAGCCTGCCGTGTGTCGCGATCGTTCTTCAGTTTCTCGATCGCGTAGTCGTACTGGCCATTGGTTCTGCGACCGTACGCGCCGTGGAATATCCCATTGTCCTCGGCATAGTTCTTAAACTGCGGGCCGACGGCAATGACTGTCTCTGGCGTGCTTACACCGCCAAGAAGTTGGCAAGCCTCAACGGCACCGATGCCGGGGACAGTGCCACGGCCGACGCCGATCGGCAGAGCGGCGAAGATATCATCGATGTAGATAACTGCGTCTTCTATTTCAAGCGTATTGAATCCTCGCGGCGCGGCAGGCTTCCCGTGGCGCAGCACGTGATTGACAAGATCAACGTAGCCGTTGACGCCATCTTCGATATGAATAAGCTTTACGGAAGTATCCAATGTGTGTACCTTTCATCTCTGTTATAGGCGAAGCTCATGATCGCCTGGCCGTACTCAAAACGATCATCGTGATGGAATCTTCTGACGTATTGCGGGTGTGGAAGAACTACGTATCGCTCTTCTTCTAGGCCGCACTGGCGAACTTTCTTTTCAGCTAATCTGCCAAGAACAACTATCCTCGGCCCACCGAGCACATCAAGCAGATCATGCAACGAGTTTTCGTCAAAGTCATCTGAGTTGATGATTCCGCATGAGCGCCAGCCAAGCTCCGGCAAAGAAGACAGCAGATAGTCTCCAGAGTTGCCGTTGACAGGCATGAATGGGAGAATAGTCTCGGTAGGGTCTTTTCTCTTGTCGCCGATTAGAAGAACGTTCGGGTGTCTAGGGCCGATGTACATCGGAAACTTAGAAAGCGGTTTCGCTGCCATAGACTTCTTCGTGGCAGCGTCGATTATCACGTCGGCGGCGTATTTAACATATTTTTCGCCTTGAGGTACGGTAACCTTCAGCTCTACGTTGTACGCTTTGTTGTAGCCAAACTCATATCTATCAAGAATACCGGCAAGCTCGTGCGCATCTACAAAATCGTCGCCGCGGCTATTGATCCGTTCAGTGATGACCTCGAGAGGCTGATACACCCAGCACTGCGTCACTCCACGAGACTCGAGAAACAGCTCCACCCAACGCCAGCCGGCAACGCCAAGAAGACCGTACTCGTCCTTGCACGTCTCGGGTCGCTTCGTGGGTGCGTACGTTACCTCGCCCCAGTGCCATCTGTCAGACACGGCAATCTCGTCTGTCCAGTCAATGTTCTCGATATCAACGGCATACTCGTGCAGCACCCAGCGACGCGTAAGTTCTTCAGGCTTGCCTTTGTGAAACTCCCGCACCTCAGTACGTGGGTTTGCTAACCGTAGCTGTTGCTTAATCTCGGCAGCAAGAGTACTTTTACCAGAAGCGTCTGCGCCTTCCAAAACTATAAACATTCGTCAATCCGTCCTTTGGCGGTCTAATATATAACGTCTATTAGCAGAAAAGATGACCGATCAGGGGATGACCTCGATACGGTAAACTGTCTCGATGCCTTTGTCGATTCTTGACGCTTCCTCGAGCAGTCTCTGGGCGACGTGCGTAAGATACCTTGCTCCGCTTTCATCGTACTTATAGAGCGCCTCAAGAACCGCGTTTGGGTCCTCGCTTACCTGCGCCCAGTTGCGGTCTTTCTCGGGAAAGATAACCGCGGCTGAAAGCGAGGCATTGCAGATCTCGCACGGGACGAGCTCTCGTGGCGCGGTAACCGACTGTGTTGGCACCTCGCTAAGGCCGTACCGTTTGACAAGGTGGCATGTTGCAGCGTGGTAGACAACTGAGACACCGACTCGAGACAAAACATACGAGCCGCTCTCAGTTTTGTACAGTTCAAACTCGATCCAGCGCAGCGAGTCTCTGCGCCACGACGACGACTTACCAAGAAGCTTGCCGTTGAACTGAAGGATTCTATCCCCGTCTTTTACCTGTATCATGCGAATACCATCTTTCGTAGCGAACTAGTTGAATCATAATATGTAAACCGTCTGCACGTGTTCATAGCAAGACTGTTTTTACATCGGGTACGAGTCCGGTAGATCGTCGTAGGCTACGTGCAGTTGCTCGCCTTCAAATCTTTTGTAGAACAGTCTGTAGACATCCATGAGCCAGTACCTAAACGATTCAGGGCACTCCGGTGACACAGCTGCTTTGACAAGTGCAGTTGAGTCGCCCATAACGTACTTAGCGACCGGCTGCGGCGGCACGATGTTTAGTAGATCGTTTCTAACGTTCAACGGCATCTGAAGAGCGCGCAAAACGCTATGGCACGTTACTGCCATCGGCTCACTGTTCCCAAGCTCCGTATGCGACCACGCCCACTCAATGATCATTCTGAACAGTTCATGCGCCGTGTGTGCCATGCACTGCGGATGTGTCTGCCATATCCTCTGAGTACCGACAACGTCTACATACGTTTCATCTAGCTCACTGTACGTAATGAACGCGATCGGTGCCATGTCAACCGCCATGTCATGGCGTTTGATCGTCGGGAACGCGCCGCGCCCTTGCTCTTGCGCATCAATCGCGCCCTTGAACGATGTGATTTCTACGTCAAATTTTACGGTGCCGTGAGTGACCTGCTCAAGGCTTTTGATCGTATAGTCGTTAGCTGAGCACGCGTTCTCATAAGTCTTTGACGCCACTTTTGGTACCGATTTCCATAGTTGAAAACCAGTAAACTTTCTTTCTGGTTGATTCACTATCTCGATGTCCCAGTTCAATCGAGCCTGGTTCCATACACATGAGAAGTTGTTAGACAGCCGCGGGCGCTTGATCGGCGGCTCCCAATGCCCGTCAACTGAGTTCCACACCCAGTTCTCAAATGGACATGCCTCGGGGTTCTTGTGATCTGTAAGATCGTTGAACGGTGGCGGAGACGAAATATGAAACACGTCTGGATTTAAGTCACTTACCGTAGATCTATAGTCGGAGTTAGTGTTGACGTAGTCTCTTAGCTCATCGATAGAGTGGATTCTTATGTTAAAGATATCCATCATCTCAGGCGCGATTCTTGAGAAATCAAACGTATCTTCTACCTTAGAAATTGACGTCTGACCGTCGTAAGCATCAAGAAGAAAGAACGTCTTATCGGGCGACGGAAAGTCACCTTGAAGAGTTTCGTAGATGTTCAGATCTTCGCTAAACTGAAAAAATGTTACGTACTTCATCGTCACCCAGTCAATGTCTCGTAGCTGTATCTTAACTGTATTTCCTTGATCGTCGAGTAGTATAGACCGTCGCCAGCATAGTAGCCAGGGAACACGTTGGCTTTAATATAGAAGTAGTAGTCAGCGTACGTCGGTGTAAGACTAAAACCTGACAGATAGATCCATCCGTTAGCGATAGTTCCAAATCCGCCAGAGTCAAACTTAAGATCTCCGGCGCCGGTGCCGTTCATGTAGACCTGGATTCTGCTAGCGGCGACTCCACCGATCTGTATGGCGACACCCTCAAGCGTGGCGTCACGGTAGCCGGCCGGAAGTATTGGTCTGAAAAGAATACTCACAAAATCGTCGTCACTCGACGTTTTAGCAACCTTTGTTGATGTTGTGACAGTGTACGACACACTGCCGAACGCCGCAGAAGTCGGAACGTCGTACGGGTAGTCAGCGTCTGTTCTAGTGACACTTGTTTCTGTTGAAGATGTTCTAGCACTTGTACCGCCAAAAACGGTTACGTCTATCCCTCTCGACGTGTCGACGCGCAAGGATCCCCCGCTCGCGCTTGATGGGCTAGATATAGCGCTGTTGTACGGGGTCGCAAACACCGTATCTCCCGCAGCAGATGACACGAGATACGTCTGGTTATACGTTGAGCTCGAGCTGCCAACAACTCTTACAAAGTCGCCATTTACAAGATCTATTCTGCTAGAACTGTTCAGCACTATCCTTACGTTTCCGCCTTTTTGAAGAGTAAGCGTGTTAATTCCGTACGACAGCGACGCGACCACTGTACTGACGTTTGGATACGCTGGGTCAAAGTCAAAGGCTTCAGTGACGAAGTAGGCGTTTTGCCCAAATGTAGCAGCTCTTTGGAAGAACGCTAGACTTCGCACGCGACTTTCAGTGCCAGACACAGTTTTGTACGGGTACGCTTCCCATTGAGTGCCGGAGTTATTGTCAGACGAAAGATAGTCTTCTGCGGCGCCGTTCTCACTGGAGTTAGCGAATATTACCGTCGAAAAGTACGAGCTTTCACTTGCAGCCGCGTAGCCAGAAAACGAAGGTATGTATGTTCTAACCCACAGCTTCGGTCTTACTGTCGCAGAGTAAGAACTATACGGGCCGTACACTCCCAGAGTCGAGTAGTAGACTCTTGCACGAAAACGGTACTCATCAGTTTGATTAGCCGAGAACGCGTACGAAACAAAGCGTGTTGTCGCGTCATTTGTAAGCAGATTGCCTGAGTCGTTGAACGTGGTCACTGTCCATGCACCGCTTGAACCTGCTGTTCTTGAGCTGCGCTCCCACTGCATATACGCCGTGCCGTTATTGTACGCGTTCCCTGTCGACACCATCGTAAGCACCGTGTCACTGGTGAACCCGTCAACTTTAGTGGGTGTTGCCGGTGTGTGCAACGGGTGTGTCGACACGACGTTCGACGGGTCACTGCCACTGCTATAGCCAGACACTGGCGACCCGTAATAGGTTCTTGCCGTGCAGTAGTATGCGGTGTTATAGCTCAGCCCGGTAAATGTCACGGTCCTAGACGTTGTGGTGTCATTCGACGGTAGATTAGAACTATTTTCCGTGGCTTGAAGAGTGCCGCCAGGGTAGTCGTACAGTCTGAATTGAATGTACGCGGTTGCTCCGTTGATCGAGTAGTTTGCGTTTGACGATGATGAAAACGAAAGACTTGTTGAGGTGATTGTACCGGTGTTTACCGGAGTTGTTGGCACCGTCTTAACGTAGTCAAGAGTAGAGTCCGTATGCAGAACAAGCATCGACGGCCCTGTAAAGAGCACGTTGTCACTCGAGTCAAGGTACTCTATGTACGAATCAAAGTCATATGAAGTACCGCGTGTCAACCCCGTGAAGTTCAATTGCGCCGATGTATTTGACGACACCATATTTGTCGTGAACACGCTTGTCGTCTGTGCTGTCGTAAGAAACTGGCCGCTGATCCAGACAACCGCGCGACGTCTGTCAGTGCCGGTGTGATTGACACCGATCTTTATAGACGTAAATGTCTTATCAACCGTGTCAAGATCCGAGTACGTTTCGTTGGCGTTTCTAAAATAGAATGCCACCCACGACGAGCCGTTCCAAATCTCGCCCTTGTTGATATTGACCCACGCCGAACCGTTCCAGATCTCCGGGTCTGTCATCGAAGCCCATGATGAACCGTTCCAAACTTCAAGCGCCATGACTAATTCTCACTAGCTAAAGTGAATGTCGCCTGTAGTTGGGGCGGTTGGCTTAGTCGCGCCGTACGAGATGTTTCTTAGAAAACCGCTAGTGCCGCCGCTAATAGAAATAGTCGTAGTGCCTGTAGCACCAGCAGTGCGTGACGGGGCGCCGTATCCGCCAAACAATGGAGAAAGCACTCCGATCGTAAACCAAGCACTTCCGTTGGTGTTTAAGTACGCATTACCGAGCTCATCAACACCGCCTGAAGACAACGATGATGCCCCAATCGTCCATCCGCCGACACTGCCAGACGTAGACGTCATAGCGCCGGCGGGCGTCACTCTAAACGGCGCGCTACCAAACGTCGAGTTGCCGAGATAGATACCGTTAGTGTCGGCCTTGAAGATCGTAGTACCGGAGCCGATAGTGATAGTGCCACCGATGATCGTGTTGCCGGAGAGTGTTCTACCAGTAAGAGTGCCAGTCGTAATGTTGCCGGCATCAAGATTCGATACTGTGATCACGCTAGCGTCGATCGTACCTGCAGTGATCTTGTTCGCGCTGATACTGTCAAGCGCGTTGTCGCCTAACGTAAACCCGACCCAGCCAGGGCTGACAGGGTCCTCCTGATAGCGATAGAACTTATTATCGTTGTCTGTGTCAAACCAGATGTCACCAGACTTATAGTTACCGCCGGTCGGTTCGCTAGGTTGACGGTAGATAACATTCTTACCGTTCGCGCTTGCCTGGATAAACGCAACGTTCTCGTTTAGCTCAGCGCTAAGAGTCAACGCTGTAATAGCACCAGGCGCAATGTTCTCAGACGTGACAACGCGAGCGCCGATACGTGTCGGTGTCCCACGACGGACGATTGACGAAACCTTTGTTTCTGTTTCAAGAAACCTTTGACCAAAGGTGCGTCTACTTCTTCTAAGATTACTCGCCAACTTTGTC